CGGTGGTCGCCGTATCATTAGGCTGATTGACAAGCGCAAAGAGCTAAACACACGCACATCGTTCATTCATTGGGGCGACAACAAATCGGCAAGCTGGCGCTATCGTGCCAAGATACCGGCAGGGGATTGGGCCAGCCTTAACGACCTGACGGCTGACACGCTGGTGTTTGCCAAGCCCCAAGCGCAAGAGCTGATGGACATGGCACGGGCCAAGGCACGGGGCGCATGGATTGTGGTGGACTTTTGCGATGACCACTTTGATTGGATGCACTACCAAGAGGCGCTGCGCCTGGCCGATGTGGTCACTTGCCCCACTGAGGAGATGGCAAGGCGCATCAAGGTGCTGGGGCGTGATGCCGTGGTCATTCCTGACCCGTTTGAGTACCCGTTGAAGAAGCCTCATTGCAAGGGTGTTAACCTGTTGTGGTATGGTCATCAAGTTAACAGAGCAAGCCTAGAGCGCATTTTGCCTGAGATAGCGGGTTATCACCTACGGGTGGTGTCCAACTTTGCAGGGTCAATTCCGTGGTCAAAAAAGACCATGCTCAAAGAGTTTGCACAAGCTGACATTGTGGTGCTACCCGCTACAGAGACTTACAAGAGCGCCAACAGAGCAATTGAGGCGATCCGACAGGGTTGCTTTGTGGTGGCAGAGCCTCACCCTGCGCTAGAGGGTTTCCCGATCTACATTGGCAACATCAAGGACGGCATTGAATGGACTTTAAAGAACAAAGCAAACCGGCTCATATCGAAGGCGCAGTCTTTCGTGACGGAAAAATTCTCGCCGCAAACACTAAGCGCCAAGTGGAAGATAGCTACAAGACGGCCTACAACCTTGGATGCGGAACGAAAAAATGGGACGGATGGATAAATGTCGATCTTTATTCGGATGTCTCAGACATTAAATGCGATCTGCGAAAGCTGGAAATTGCGTCTGATTCGGCTGATGCCGTGGCTGCGATTCATGTTTTAGAGCACTTTTACGAGTGGGAAGTCGCTGATCTGCTGACTGAGTGGAAACGGGTGCTAAAGCCTGACGGCAAGATGATCCTAGAGCTGCCCTGCATGGACAAGGTGTTTGCCTATGTTCACAACTGCGTGACCAACAAAGAGCCTTTGCAGCCATTTATGACCCTGAATGCGCTGTACGGCGACCCGAAATATAAGAACGAAGCGATGTGCCACCATTGGGGCTGGTTTCAAGTTCCATTGAGCCAGATGTTGGAGTCTGTGGGCATGCAGCGCATAGAGTTTTTTGAGCCTCGCTACCATTTTCCATTTCGTGACATGAGGGTCGAATGCTACAAGGAGTCTTGAGCAACGCAGAGCGCCATGCCCAAATGTCGCAGGCGCATGGGCAAATGCTCAAGAAAAAGACCAAATTTAACGATAAATGGGCATCAATTGTTTGCTACGGGCCAAGCCTAGCTGACACATGGCAACAGATAAAGCGCCCAATCGTCACTGTTTCGGGAGCGCATGATTACCTAGTCGAGCGCGGCATCGTCCCAGATTTCCATGTGGACTGCGATCCAAGGGAGCACAAGGCCAGAATGCTTAAAAGGCCACAGAAGGCCACAACGTACCTGATGGCTACTGTGTGCCATCCAAGCTGGTGGGAAGCCCTAAAGGGCTATAACGTGCGTCTGTGGCACTTGATTAACGGCAACGACCTAGACACAGTGGCATGGGTTGCGGCAAACCATCCAGAAGGCTTAAACAGCATGATCGCGGGTGGCTCGACTGTTGGCATGAGGGCAATGGAAGTGATGGCGGCGTTAGGGTATCGGCGGTTTAAGTTTCACGGCATGGATTGCAGCTACTTAACCGACCGGCATGCAGGGCCACATTTGGGCAAAAATCAAGATAAAATATTTGTTAAGGCTGGGGACAGAGTGTTCCAGACCACACGACAAATGCTTGAGGCGGCAATCGAGATGGAGCAATTCATCAAGACTCAGGATGCAGAGCTTGCATTTTTTGGCGATGGTTTAATGCAAGAAACCGCGCTACAACTAAAGGAAATGGCATGAAAAACGAAGTGGCTGGATGGACAGACGAATCATTTATGGAGAGCAATCGCGGCAAGATGGCGGTGTTTTTCCATGCGGTTCAGGTGCAAAACAACTTTAGAACGGCTGAAGAAAAGCGCCCGATCTTTCAAGAGCGCATTTTCTTGAAAAAGCTAGTGCCAGGCGACAACACCCTGACCATTGACCGGCCAATGCGTGAGCAAGATATTGAGGACTACCCTGTCGAGTGGGCAAGGTTTGAGCAAAAGAAGGAAGAAACAGTGCCAGGCACTCCAATCGAAGTGTGGAGCGCTGTTTCTGAGACTCAAAAGGCCGAATTCAAGGCGCTTAACATCTTCACCATTGACCAGTTTGCCCAGCTTTCGGACATTGTTGGCAACAAGATTATGGGCTTTAACGATCTGCGCGACAAGGCACGGGCGTTTATTGCGGCGGCTGAAGACTCGCAAATGTTTGACAAAATTCGTGCTGAGACTGATGAAAAATTGAAGGCTCAGGATGCTGAAATGGCTGAACTTCGTGCGATGATTGCAGAGTTGACGGCCAAAAAAGCTGGTCGCCCTAAAAAAGAACTGGTGGAGTAAATGGCCTACACGCTGCTGCAATTAGTCGATCAAGTCTCCGGTGAATTGGGACTGTCGCAGCCAGCGGCGGTAATTGGCAATTCCAACAACCAGACAGCGCAGCTCCTTGCCTTGGCCCAGCGCCTTGGCAAAGACTTGGTGCGCGACTATGAGTGGCAGCGGTTGGTTAAAGCGTACATTTTCCAGACTACGGCGGCAACCACTGTCACGGGCGATATAACGGCTAATTCAAGCGTTATCACCAACATCACCACATCGGGCTTGCAAGTGAGCAATGTAGTCACTGGCACGGGCATAGCGGCTTACTCTGAGATTTTGACGATTGACTCTGCATCTCAGCTAACTTTGAACACGCCGGTCACTACTTCCACGGCGGCTGTCTCGCTGACATTTGCAAAGCAAGACTACCCAATGCCAGGCGGCTTTGACCGGATGATTTCTGACACGAATTGGGACAGAACAAACCACTGGCGCAACCTTGGCACAAAGACCAGCCAAGAGTGGCAATGGCTGCAAGGCGGCATCATCTCGGTAGGCCCACGGGAGCGTTACCGAATCTACAACGACAAGCTGCGTATATTCCAAGCGCTGACTGTTGTCTACAACTTTGCCTTTGAGTATGTTGGCAGCTATTGGGTTGTCGCTGCTGGCGGCACTGAAGGCACAAAACCAGCTTACACAGCCGATTCAGACACTTGCGTCTTTGCTGATGACTTGATGCTGGCCGGTCTAAAATACTATTTCCTCAAGGCCAAGAAACTTGACTATGCGATTGAGCTGGGCGAGTTTATGAGGACACTGAGCTACACCAAGGCGCAAGATGTGCCTGTGGCTGCACAGTCGCTAGCGCCAGCAGGCATGAACGCACTGGTCGGGCCTTGGAGCATCCAAGATGGCAACTGGCCTACCGCATAATGCTTGCCTCATTTGCTAAAGCGCCTTCTACGCAGCGCAGCCAAACATCCTCGGTAGCTGCACCTATTGGCGGCTGGAACGCCAGAGACTCGCTAGGGGCAATGGAGCCTCTGGATGCGGTAACGCTGACAAACTTCTGGCCTGGCACAAACTCGGTCATTTTGCGAAACGGCTACACAAAGTTTGCCACTGGCATTACAGGTCAAGTCGAAACGCTGATGTCGTACAGCTCTGGCACGGCGAACAAGCTATTTGCGGCTGCTGTTGACAAAATCTACAACATCACTGCTGGCGGCGCAATTGGCTCGGCTGATGTCTCAAGCCTGACAAACGCACGATTCCAATACACAAACATCACCACACCAGCGGCATCTTATTTGATGTGCGTTAACGGCGCAGACAAGCTGAGAACCTATGACGGCTCGGCTTGGCACAAGGACGGGGATGGAGCGCCCTACGACATCACCAACATAGACACATCAACTGTTGCCAACATTACGTTGTTTAAAAACCGCATTTGGCTGACAACAAACGACACGCTAAAAGCATGGTATTTGCCAGTTAACTCCATTGGCGGGGCGGCTGTTGCGCTAGACATGACCAGCATCTTCCAGATGGGTGGTTACATCATGGCTGGCATGACATGGACGCTGGACGCTGGCTATGGTGTGGATGACTACCTAGTTTTTATTACCAGCAACGGCGAGGCACTGGTTTGGCGATTAACTGACCCAACAACGCCAACAGGGATTTCGCAGATCGGCCTTTACAAGATCGGCGCACCAATTGGCAGGCGCTGCTACACCAAGTTTGGCGGCGACTTGCTTGTCATTACGCAAGATGGCGTAGTGCCAATGTCGGGGTCTTTGCAGTCATCTAGGCTTGACCCACGGGTGTCAATTACCAACAAAATCCAATACGCCATGAGCACGGCAATTTCCACATACGGCGCTAACTTTGGGTGGCAACTGCTTTACTACCCTAAAGAAAACCAATTGCTGATGAATGTGCCGATTGCCGTAGGGCAGCAGCAGCAGTATGTGATGAACAACATCACTAAAAGCTGGTGCAACTTTACCGGCTGGAACGCCAATTGTTTTGAGCTGTACGAGGACAATCCCTATTTTGGTGGGGATGGATATGTGGCGGCGGCTTGGAACGGCACTGTGGATGACACTTCCAACATTGAAGGTTTTGCCCTGCAAAGTTTCCAGAATTACGGCACGGCGACACAAAAGCAGTGCAAGATGATCCGCTATCACCTGTTTTCTGATGGCAATCCGTCTATTTTTGGCAACGTCAATGTGGATTACAGCCTGGCTGACCAGAGCGCCCAGCTCACTTTTGCTGGCAATCAGATTGGTTTGTGGGACGTTAGCGTCTGGGATGCTGGCATTTGGGGCGGTGGTCTGCTTCCATTTGCGGATTGGGAGGGGGCAACAGAAATTGGCTATACCTTTGCGCCACTGTTGAAAACTGCCACTCAGGGAATACAATTACAGTGGGTCGCAACCGATCTAGTGTTTGAGGCCGGTGGTGTCCTTTGAAATAACATCCGATCATGCGGTAGGTCACTGGACTGCCAAACAGCTTGATGGTGGATATTTTGAAGAACGCAGCCGTGCGATTGGGCTGGCAAAAGATGGTGACATCATTGCTGGCGTGATTTACGAGAACTGGAACGGGCAATCAATTTTTTGCCACATTGCGATTGAGGGTCGGATCACTGCAAGCTACTTAGCTGCAATTTTTGATTACCCGTTCAATGTTTGCAATGTCAAAAAGATCATTGTCCCTGTAGACGCAACAAATGCAAAAAGCATAACTCTGGTCGAGAAGATGGGCTTCACAGAGGAGGCTAGGGTCAAAGATGGAATGGCTGATGGGGACTTAATTTTGTTTACATTGGCTAAAAAAGATTGCAAATATTTAGGGGAAAGATATGGGGAAAAAAGCACCAACGCCACCACCAGCGCCTGACTACGCTGGCGCAGCAGTCGCGCAAGGCGCATCCAATCTGGAATCGGCTCGCGCTACCGCAAAGCTGTCTAACCCCAATACCTACACTCCATACGGAACTCAGCTTGTTTCCTATGATGGCGATGTGCCAACTATTCGGCAAACTCTAACGCCACAAGCTCAACAGACCCTTGAGGCTGAGCAAAGAGTACAAACAAGCCTTGCAAACCTTGGTGAAAAAGGAACACAGATGGCTTCCACTGTGTTGGACAAGCCTTTTGCATTTGGTGGGCCAGCGGTACAGACAAGCCTAAACACAAGCAACATTGCCAGAATGCCGGTCAACGCTGGCACGACAGGCCAGGAAGCAATCATGTCACGCCTTGAGCCTTCACTGGCACGGGCTAGAACAACCACAGAGACTAACTTAGTGAACCAAGGTTTGCGGCCAGGCACTGAGGCTTACGACAACGCCATTCGGTCACTTGGTGAGCAAGAGACTGACCAGCGCACTCAGGCGGTGTTGCAAGGCATTAATCTGGACACGGCGGCAAACGCGCAAGGCTACAACCAAGCGCTGCAAGGCGGTCAGTTTGCCAACACAGCGCAGCAGCAGGCTTTGGCTCAAGCAATCCAAGGGCGGCAAATGCCTCTTAATGAGATCACTGCGCTTATGTCTGGATCGCAAATCCAGAACCCGCAATTTCAAGCGTATCAAGGGGCAAATGTGGCGGCAGCGCCTACCTTTGCGGCAACACAGGCGCAAGGCGCATTTGATGCAAACAGTTACAACCAACAAGTTGCGGCTCAAAATGCCAACACTGCTGGTTTGTATAGTCTTGGCGGCTCGGCAATGAGAGCTTTTGGGCCTAATAAATAGGATTGATATGGCAACAGTAAATTTGTCACCATACACGGCTGAGTCTGAAGCGATTGCGCGAAAGCTACGCATGGCTGAAGCGCTGGGGCAAAAAGCAGCTCAACCATTAGAGATGCCAACAATGCCAGGCGTAAAAATCAGCCCTTACGCTGGTTTGGCAAAAATCTTTGATGAATACATTGCTGGGCGAGATGAACGAGCAGCCAAAGAAGAATCCAAAGCGCTGGGTGAAAAATACCAAAAAGACATTTCTGCTGATTACTTTAGCCTGTTAAAAGGAATGACCCCAACAGCGGCAGTGCCTGAAGGCCCATCAATATTTACGCCAAATGTGGATCAGCGTGATGTTGCTGAAAATCCTCGCATGGTAATGCAACCAGAGCGCAACGAGATGAATGAGATCATCCAGCCTGGCGAAGCTGGCGCGGGTAATTTTGGGGTTACGCCTGGCACACCAGCAATCCCTGCATCAGCGGGAAAGCTGACAGCGGAAGGGTTTAGTGCAATGCAAACCCCAGAGGGGCGACAACTGTTTATGGCTCAGCTCTTGGCGCAAAACAAGCCTAAAGACCCAATTAAATTAGGCAAAGGCGATGTTTTGCTAGACGCTGATACAAAGAAGCCAATTTACACTGCGGAAAAAGATTCGCCTATTCGTGAGGTAAGAACCACGGACGCAAATGGAATGCCTATAACTAAATACATTCCAGAAAATGTGCTTGTGGGAATGGGCGGCATTCCTGACCAATTCAAAGGTTTTGCGGCTGATTTGATTATGGCAAAAAATATGCCGTCTCAAATTATGAACGATCCGCAACTGCTTAACTTGGTTGGCTCACAATTAAACAAACAAGCTGGTTTGGTTACTCAAGAAGATGTTGCCAACTACATGTTAAAAGTGGCAGAAACCAGAGCCAAACTTGGCTATGAGGGCATACCATTTCCAGAGCCTACACCAATGGTTGCCGCTAAAAATCCCTTGGTCAAACAAGCATTGCCAAAAGGTGTGCCGTTGGGGGCTGTTGCAACTGGCAAATTTACGCCAGATGGCAGAACTGTTTATCAAACGCCAGATGGCAAGAATCATGTGGAGGATAAATAAATGGCTGAATACACAGGCTTATTGGTAGATGCGCCTGGTGGTCTAACTACAAGCACCACAAAGCCTAAACCACAGATTAATCCTGCTTTGGTTAACGCATTAACGACCCCTGCCGCAATGCCTGTTCAAACAGCTTCATCTGTTTCACCCAACGTTGCAATGTCGCCTAAAGATCAGGCGGCTTTTAATTTAGCGCAAAAAAACAGATTAGCAGCAGAGGCTATAAAAAGAGAAGAAGAACAACGTAAAGAAGATAATCCATTAGCTTCAATAACTGAGGGTGAACGCAAAGCCTCTACTTTGTTGCAAAGATTGCAATTTTCTCAACAGCAATTAAATAATGTACTAAAAGCAAACCCTGATGCCGCCAAACCGGAATATTTGCCAACTCTTATTGAGGGAATCAGTGAAACTGGTGCTAATTTAATAAGGTCAGAGCCTCGCCAACAAATAGAAACGGCGCAAATGGATTTGTTGGATGCCGCTTTAACTTTGGGAACGGGTGCGTCCTACACAAAAGAGCAATTAAAAGGTTACAGCTCATCATATTTCCCAAAAATTGGAGATTCGCCAAATACAATCAAAGACAAAGAAGCGCGGTTGGCTAACATTGTTGAAGCAGCAAAAATTGCCGCTGGTCGAGGCGCTAAACTTGTTCCTGAAATAAAGGGCGGCAACAATCCACCAGCAGGCGCACCTCCTACTGCTAAGCAAGCACCGGATGGCAAATGGTATGCGCCTGATCCTGCTAGGCCTGGCAAATACTTACAATATTAGAAGGATTGAAATGGCTGGCACACCTGTTGAATATGACCCATTTGCACCTCAACCCAAGGCGGTTGATATTGATCCATTTGCGTCTAAAAAGCCGATGGGTTATGGTGAGATGCTGAAGCAAGCTGTTGTAAACACACCGGCCAGTGCAGGGCAATTTGTTAAAAATACTGCTTCTGGACTTTACGAAGCGGTTACAAGCCCCGTGCAAACTGCTTCTAGCCTGATGGATGTTGCGGCTGGCGGCTTGCAAAATGCTTTGCCCAAGTCTGTTACCGATTTTATTAACCAGTTTGAAACAAACCCAGAAGCGGCGCAACGCGCAATGACTGCGGCTAATGCTGTAGGTGGTGCGGTTAAAGAGCGATTAGGCTCTGTTGAAAATATTAAACGAACAATAGCAACTGATCCGGTTGGATTTGTGGGTGATTTGTCTTTGCTGTTAACGGGCGCAGGGGCGGCGGTTCGTGGCCCTGCGCTGGTTGCTGGAGCTGTTGCAACCAAGCTGCCTGCGGCTGGCAAGGTAGCGTCTACCATGTCAAATGTGGCAGACAAGCTATCGACTGCCGCAAATGTGACTAACCCAATCAATGCAATGGTAAAAGCGCCAGGCATTGCTTACGACCTAGCTGGCGCACTGACTAAGCAGGGTCTAGCTCTTAAAACGGGTGTTGGCGCAGAGCCTATTACGCAAGCTGTAAAAGCTGGTAGAGAGGGCAACACGACAGTTTTAGCAAACATGCGTGAGCAAGTGCCAATCACGCAAGTGTTAGACGATGCCAGGACAAACCTTGCCCAAATGAACTTGGACAAGCAAAAAGACTATCGTTCTGGCATGGTCAACATTAAGAACGACAAATCTGTTCTCGACCTTTCTGGTGTTGAAGCTGTTTTAAAGAATGCTGAAAATTCAACAGGCTTTAAACAGTCAGGCATTCCCAAAGATGCAAAAGCTGTTGAAGTGTTGCAAAAGATAAGAGGCAAAATAGACCAATGGAAAAAACTTGATCCTGCTGAATATCACACTCCAGAAGGACTTGATTATTTAAAACAAAGCCTTTGGGATGATTTTGGCAAATTGGGTAGGGAAGAAAAAACAGCTTACTCAGTAGGTAAGCAAGTCTACGATGCGGTAAAAAATCAGATCAGCACACAAGCGCCTGAATATTCAAAGGTGATGAAAAATTACACCGATGCTTCTGATCAGATCAAAGAAATTGAACGTGCATTAAATTTGGGCAACACAGCATCTGCTGATACGGCCATGCGTAAGTTGCAATCGTTGATGCGAAACAATGTGAACACCAATTACGGGCAGCGGCTTGAGTTAGCTAAGCAATTGGAAGCAATGGGCGGCAACGAAATAATGCCAGCGCTTGCGGGTCAGGCTTTAAGCAGCAAATTGCCTAGAGGTTTGCAAAGCGCAACAAACGTTCCGTCGGCTTATATGGCGTTTACAGCCGGTGGCCCTGCTTTGGCGGCGCTTGATCTTGCGGCATCATCTCCGCGCTTGGTTGGAGAGGCGGCATACAAGTACGGGCAAATGGCAAACGCTTTAAACAAAGCAAAGCAACCCGTTACCGACATATTTAAGAAACTGCCGGTATCTGCACAAGAGGCAAAACTAGCGGCTTTGTTGGCGGCTCAATCAAACCAGCCAGCCCGAATTGAGTTAAACAACATGCTTCCTAACAGGCCATAAATGAAGGACACAAAATGAGTTACACCCTGCTTGTGCCTTTTTTAATTCTTGAAATATGCGATTGATTAACACCATACCGCAAAGCCAAGACAGATTGTTTTTCTGTGCTGGCGCAGATCATGGCAACATTGTCATCGGTCAGCCTGCCATTCCAATGGTCAGTTCCGTAATTGTGGCGGCGTTTTTTTGCTGTGTCGGCATTGTTATCAGCTTTTGTGCCAACTTGAAGATGGCCTGGATTGACGCACGGCGGGTTATCGCATTTGTGCATAATTATTTTTCCATCAGGAATTTTTCCGACATAAAGTTCGTAAGCGTAACGATGCGCCCGAACAGGTTTTTCGCCGGTCAAAAGGAAAATTCCGTAGCCGTTGGAATTAAGAGTCCCGTTCCAGATCCAGCACGACTCAGTTTTTTTAAATTTGGCTTCAAACGCTTCTTGTTCTGTAATGCAAGAATGTTGCGCCAATGTTTTAGAATTGCGAGCAGCATTGTAATGTTTGCGGCACAAGTGACGCGCAACGGATGGCAAAGCGCAAATCGAACACGGAATCGCGGTTTTTACTTGATGGCCCATAAATCCTCCTGTAAGAATATTTATTATATGCCTTTTTCACGGAGGTGGTTATTGTGAGCTACAATGGTTCTGGCACATTTGTCATCAACACTGCTGGTCAGCCGGTAGTCACTGGCACATCCATTTCCAGCTCAGTGTTTAATGCGCTGACTGCTGACTTGGCAACTGGTCTGAGCACTGCCATCACAAAGGACGGGCAGACTGCTACAACAGCACGGATTCCGTTTGTTTTTGGCATCAATTCAAGCCTTACAACTGATTCAACCAGCGGCACAACGGGATCAATTATTACGGCTGGCGGTATTGGTGTTGCCAAGTCTGTTGTGGTTGCTGGCGCTACAGACGCATCTAGCACGACCACGGGCGCAATCATTACAGCGGGTGGTGTAGGTGTAGCCAAGGCTCTTTATGCTGGTGGTGATTCGTATTTCACCAGCACGGGCGCTGTGCAGATTTCCAAGGGAACAACAGCAGAGCGACCCACGGGCGTTACGGGCAAGTTGAGGTTCAACACTACCACTGGTGAGTTTGAGGGCTACACGGGCGCTGCCTGGGCTTCTGTGGGCGGCTCTGCAATTGTCAACGACACAAGCACAGCGACAAACATCTACCCGCTGATGGCAAGTGCTACAAGCGGCACGGCTGCGACAGTTAACACCAGCAATGCCAAGCTGCTTTACAAGCCTTCTACGGGTGAGTTTCAATCAACAGCACTGGTGGCCTCAAACGGCATTGTGGTGAACAGCGCAACGATTGCAACAAATTACACTATTGCAACGGGCAACAACGCAATGAGCGCAGGGCCGGTGACAATCAACACAAGCATCACAGTTACAGTCTCCAGCGGCTCTCGCTGGGCTGTTGTTTAAGGACGCAAAATGACTTTAATTTTAAGTGGCACTGAGGGTCTTTCTGATATTGACGGATCGGCAGCGACCCCTGCTATTCGTGGCACTGATGCCAACACCGGCATCTTCTTTGGTACAGACATTATCGGGTTTAGTGAAGGCGGTGTTGAGTCTGCGCGGTTTAACGCAGATGCCCAATTTGTTGCCGCCGCTGGTACAGCCGCGTTGCCGGTCATTACGACCACAGGCGACACCAACACCGGCATCTTCTTCCCCGCCGCTGACACTATTGCTTTTGCTGAAGGCGGGGTTGAGGCTGTCAGAATTGATAGTTCCGGAAATCTGCTAGTAGCGACTACAAGTGCAGCGGGTAAATTAAATGTTGCTGGTCAAGTCACTGCCACAGGTGGAATATTTAAAGCAAATGGCGCACCAGCTTTAAGTGCGGCGGCGGCTGGCGAAGCAATACTTGCCCCCGAAAGTAGCCTTGGAGCGCTTCTTTATGGTAGGGGTACAACCTACGATGTGGTAATTGGACAGCGCAGCACAGCCGTTGCGTTAGCCGTGACTGCTGGCACAATAAACCTTGTTGCGCCGGGCAACCTTGCCGTAACAGGCTCAGTCTCTAAAGGTTCGGGTTCTTTCTGCATCGACCACCCATTGCCTCAACTTTCTGAGACGCACAAACTGGTTCATTCGTTTATTGAAGGCCCACAGGCTGATTTAATTTATCGGGGCAAAGTCAGCCTTGTAAATGGCTTTGTAACAGTCAACATTGACACTGCGGCAGGCATGACAGAAGGAACATTTATTGTTTTGTGCCGTGATATTCAATGTTTTACAACAAATGAGTCAGATTGGACTGCTGTGCGCGGGTCGGTGACGGGAAACATTTTGACAATTGAAGCGCAAGACAATACATCAACTGCATCTGTTAGCTGGATGGTGATTGGTGAGCGCCAAGACAAACACATGTACGACATTGAATGGACTGATGATGACGGCAAAGTCATTGTTGAGCCTACCGCACTTGAAGGAGCAGCAGCATGAGCAGCATTGCAGTAACGGCCTCGGCAACCGGCACGGGTACAGTGTCTTTGGTTGCACCTGTCACAAACTCAGATCGCACAATCACTTTGCCTGATGCTACTGGCACTGTGCTGACCACCGCTACGGCTGGTGTGCCTGTCAACGGGCCAGCGTTTAGTGCCAACACAGTTACGGCGCAATCTTTTTCGAATTCTACTTTTACTAAAGTTCAATTTAACGTAGAAACTTTTGACACAAATTCAAATTACGACCCAACAACTAATTATCGTTTTACGCCAACTGTGGCGGGGTACTACCAGATAAATGGCAATATATCGTTTGCAGGTTCTGCTGTAGGTTTTGTTATGGTGGCAATATATAAAAATGGCGTAAAAATTGCAGGCGGCAGCGGAATAATTAACAACACATCTATTGGTGGGATGGCAACAGCATCAAGTGTTATATCTTTAAATGGTTCTACTGATTATGTAGAATTTTATGCTTGGCAAGGTTCTGGTGGCGCGTTGGTTTTTCAAACAGGATCAGGCGACAATACTTTTAGCGGTGCAATGATTAGGAGCGCGGTATGACTCTTTACGACAAAATTATGGCGCTGTACCCTGCGCTGACTTTGCAAGACTTCACAACCACCATCCGCTTGCAAAACGACTCTGACGGCAAGGGTGACTACATTGCCGCTTGGGATCACCCAACGCTGGCACGACCAACTGAGGAGCAACTGAATGGCTAACGGAACAATTGCAGCAAGCCAGCTTGAGATGCTGTCCCTAAGCGGGACGGGCATCATCACCATCACGCCACCGGCTACCAACACGAACAGGGCGATCACTCTGCCTGACGCAGCGGGTGCGCTTGTTGTGTCTGGCACAACCCCGAGCTTGAACGGCATCACTTTCCCCGCATCTCAATCAGCATCGGCTGACGCAAATACTTTAGACGACTATGAAGAAGGCACTTGGACAATATCAACAAGCACCTCTGGATATACTATTTCGGCTCAATCTGCGTATTACACCAAAATAGGAAATGTTATACATATTTTTGGAAAAGTAACATTTAGTGCCGTAAATGGCTCTTCTAATTCGGCAGTAATATTAACCGGCTTACCTTTCTCTAGTAATGGAAATACAGCTGTACCGGGCGTAGGCCGTGACAATTCCACAACAGGAGCAATTTATGTACTGAATGTTGGAATAGGAACCGTTGGTCTTGAATTAAATTCAATGGATGGGGTTTTATCGGGAACCCAAAGAACAATTAGGATTAATGAATCATACATTCTTGCAGTATCGTATTTTGTTTAATTAACTAGACCAGATTAGTCTAGTCAGACACTTAAAGGAAACCAAATGGCGCTCACCGAAACCAAAGTCATCGACCAAATCACCGTCACCGAGAACGGCATCGTGCTGTACCGCGAGGCTACGCGCATCCTAAAAAACGGCGACCAGATTGCTCAGACCTACCACCGCACCAGCCTGACACCAGCACAAGACCTCACTGGTCAGCCAGCCAATGTGGTGGCGATCTGCAATGCGGCTTGGACTGCTGAAGTGGTTGCGGCTTATCAGGCTCAAGTAGCAGCGCCATGAACGACATAACGCACCGTGAAATCTACGACAGGCTTGTGGCTGTCGAGGGGAAGGTGGACGCGCTGACCACCAGCACCAAAGACGTGACCGCCGCGTTTGCTGCGGCGCGCGGCGCCTTTGTCGTGCTGGAAACGCTTGGCAAACTAGCCAAGCCCCTGCTGTGGCTGGGTGGCCTGTTCGTAGCGGCTGCGGCCTTCTGGGAACACTTTAGAAGCCGCTGACATGGAAGCGCTGCCGCCGCCACCGCCAGCAGCCAAATCGCCCATCTTTGAGTGCATCAAATGGACGTGGACGCCTGACCGGCTGCTGGTCTGGTGCTTACAGTGGCGCAAGAAGAAATGATCGACCCAATCACAGCCCTTGCGGGCATTCAGGCAGCAGTCGCGCTGATCAAGAAGGTCAGCAAGACTGTTGACGATGTGTCCTCCCTTGGGCCTGTCCTTGGCAAGTATTTCGACGCAAAGTCTACGGCAACCAAGGCTGTTGTTCAGGCTAAAAAGTCCAAGTCCAGCATGGGCACGGCCATCCAGATTGAGATGGCGCTGGATCAGGCCAAGCGCTTTGAAGATGAGTTGCAACTGCTGTTCATGCAGTCCGGCAAGATTGACGTTTGGAACAAGATCAAGTCCCGGGCAGCAGCGTTGGACGTGGAGTCTGCCCATGACGCCAGACGTGAGCGTGAGGCAGCGAACAAGCGCAAGCGAGAGGTGGATGAGGTCATTGAACTTGTGCTGATGGCAAGTGTCTTCTTCATCTTGGTCGGCGCTATCATTTATTTCAGCCTCGGCATCCTTGGGCAGCAAAGATGAGCGCCGAGCAACTTAGCTTAGTTGACAAGGTGCTGGCGTATGTGTCCAGCCCGTTCCGTCTGTTTGCAATGGTGTTAATGGCAGTCTTAACATTTGCAGGGTATTTTGTCTACGCAAACCAAGACTTGCTAATTGGCGCTTACAAGGAGTCTAAAAAGATTCCAACAATTGCTGAAGACCGCGTAGAAGATGCCGCCGCGCACCTGTTTAAACAAACTGGCGCTTTGGTGGTGGCGGTCTTTAAAGTGAATGCAATGTTTGGGACACGCATTGTTCACAGGGCGTACACAAAAAATGGTCGAGATCGCACCAACGATAATTTAGATGTACTTCTGTTTTCCCCTAACGCCAGTAACAATGCCGATGTAGTTCGACTTATGGCAAGCGAGATTCCTTGTGGGGAATACAAAGCAGCGCAGTCGGAAATGGGTTTGTGGTACATCGCAAAAGGTGTTGCGTATACATGCCGAATTGCTGTACCACCAGAGCCTGGTCGGTTTGTCGGACAGATCACAGTCGGCTGGGCAGAAAAGCCAATCGATGAGGAGCAAACAAAGGCAATGTTGCAAATTGCCGCAACGATGTTATCAAGGAGTAAACAATAATGGATTGGCTTAAACAAATCGCACCGACAATCGCCACGGCAATGGGTGGCCCACTAGCAGGCATGGCAGTGTCTGCCATCAGCAAAGCCATCGGCGTAGACCCTGACAAGGTAGGCGACCTGATCTCCAACAACAAGCTGACAGCAGAACAGATTGCTCAAGTCAAGATTGCGGAGATTGAGCTGCAAAAGCAAGCGCAAGAGCTTGGCCTAAACTTTGAAAAGCTGTCTGTAGAAGACCGGAAGTCTGCGCGTGACATGCAAGCAGCGACAAGATCAATCGTGCCGCCTGCGCTGGCTGCAATCGTCACTGTTGGCTTTTTTGGTATCCTTGGCATGATGCTGTTTGGCAAGGTCGATAGCGGCAACCCAGCAATTCTGATGATGCTGGGATCACTTGGCACTGCTTGGACGGGCATCATTGCCTATTATTTTGGCTCATCTGCTGGCTCACAAGCTAAGACGGATTTGCTTTCTAAAGCCCCTGCAATCAAATGAAGGAGATGATATGAAATTAGATGGACTTTACAAAAATATCCAAGACAAAAGGGCAAGAATTGCCGCTGGCTCTGGCGAGACAATGAGGAAGCCTGGCACAGAGGGCGCACCTACTGCCAAAGCATTTAAAGAGTCTGCCAAGACTGCAAAGCCTGAGAAGAAGAAATGACTCCGCACTTCACGCTGGCAGAGCTGACGGCCACCAGCCACAGGCAGTTTGACAACACGCCAAACGAGTCTGAGACTGCCAATCTTCAGCGGCTGGCTGAGTTTTTAGAGCAAGTCAAAGAAGCGCTAGACGGCAAGCCTGTGATGATTAACTCTGCTTTTCGATCAAAGCAAGTTAACGACAGCGTAGGCAGCAAGGACACAAGCCAGCACCGGACGGGTTGCGCTGCTGATTTTAAAGTGCCAGGCATGACCCCAGACGCTGTGGTGAGGGCAATCATTGCGGCTGGCTTGCCCTACGACCAGATTATCCGTGAGTTTGACGCATGGACACACATCAGCATCAGCGACACACCACGAAAGCAAGCGTTAATTATTGATCGGGCGGGGACTCGCCCTTTCGCATAAGTTTGCGGTAGGCAGCAATAGCGTCCTTCAAGTCGCACTGAAGCTGTTCAATCCGGTCATTCTGCTGGATCATCTTTTCGGTTGCTTGCTGCGCGAACTCCGCTAGGCTTTTTTGCGACCACGTTCTGAAGTTTGACATGTTCTTCCGTTGTGAATTTGTGTCCATTGCCGCATTGTCGGCGGCGTAGTGTAAAGCCTTCCTTGGCTCTTGTGTCTTCCACAGTGCTCCAAACTTTACCTTCACAAATTGGGCAATTCAAGCGTTTTTCTCCTTTAGTTTGTCTTCAATGGCTCGGGCAATCTTATGCAAGCCCCAGCATTCCTCTGATGGGTCACAGGCATTAATTTCCTCCTCCGTCAGCCCTACCCAAGGTTTCTTGTAAACCTGTGTATTGTCATCATCATCATTGTCAATTGGGTTCATATTAGCAAGCTCCATATCCAAAGCCCCGTAAAAAACAGCAGCAGAACGACCACCATTAGCGCCACCAACACAAAGCCAACGACAACGCTGCCCACTGTTTGCCACACTTCCGACACTGGCTCAATGTCGGCAGGGACGGCAGGCCAAGGCTTGACCTTGCGAACAGGGCAATCTGCCCCTTGGTGGCAAGGCCCATCACAGCAATTCATGCTTGCCTCGCTTTCAGCATGGCGTCTGCCAATGCGTATGCTTGCGCGGCCACCTCATCCGGCGTGCTGCCTGAAGATACCTGCTTAAACACAGTACCAGAGCTGATAAAAGATGCCGCAAAAAAGTCGCGTTTGGTCATGCCTGTGCCGTTATGCCTTGTGGGAAACGCTGCCCCACCTGTTTCTGTAGTCATGTGGCCTCCGTATAGGCTTTAAGGCGCTTTATTCGATTCTTGTTATACGCCACCAGTGCGGACGCATATTCGACCCCAGATTCAGCCCTTAGCAGGGCAAATTCTGCCTCTTTAAGCTCCAGCGCTATAGCTTGGGCAGGGGTAAGCACCTTAAAAACTTCAAGCAATTTAGGCAATTTCATAGTGTCCACTCTCTTTCTGGGTGATTGGAGTTTGACTTCACTGTCTTGCCGGTCAAACGGATCAGGCCAAGTTTCTGCATTTCTTTCAAGCGCCTGGAAATCTGGTTAGGGTCAAGCCGTGAGTAAAACGAGATGCCATCCTTGCCCAAAGGCCCAATCGTAGAAAGCGCTTCCAAAATTTGAGCGTAGTGGGAGCTGACATCTGTGATGGATGCTGCCGCCTCATGTGATGTTGCTGGGTCACTATTACGCACCCGTGGAAATTCCGGTAATGGGAAAATCTTTTTGAAAACGTCTTTGTAGTCCATGATGTGCCTTAAAAAAAAGGGGACTTACGCGCCAGGCAACTGCGGGAAGCACAGCGCTGCCCCAAAATATTAGAACGGAATATCGTCTTTCATGTCATCAAACCCGCTGTCAGTGCGAACAGGACGGGGCGGGGCAATGTAAGCCTCTGGCTCAAATGGGCGCTGTTCAAAGCAATGAAACCAGCCTTCAAAGTTTTTGCTCACAGGTTGACTTTCCATTTTTATCTTAATCCTATCTCCGTCAATCCACAAAGTGCCGTGCGTAGTCCAAAATGTTTTTTTCTCGCCTTGCATTTCGTATTCACGGGCGGCAAATTTAATGTCGTATTTCATAATTTTTCAAGTTCCTTAATTTTGCTTTCCATCTCGCCAAGAAATTTAACCACTTCAGTTTCCAGCCCTGCCACATAGACAGGATCGTAGACCTCGCGCACAACAAACATTTGCAGTCGTTCTGGCAGTCGCGGGTCGTAGCTGACAAAATCGCACCAGTGCCGCCTTGTGCAGGCCATCTGCCACTGGACTTGTGGCCGGTGCTTTGTCGGCATCTTTTTGGCAAGCAAAATATCCAAATGGTTGGCAGTGTTCAAACACTTGATTTCGATCAAGCCCGAGTCGCCCACCAAGCCATCAGGAGAAGCCCCAGACTGCTCAATTGACGGATGGGTGACAAAGCCTTCGGCTTGCACTAAAACGCCTTGTGCGGCCTCATACGCAGACAACGCCATTGGCTCAGTGTCTGTGCCGTGCTGCATTGCAGCATTGCTGTACGACTCGGCAGCAGCGCCTGTCAGCCTTTCGCAGATCAACAGCGCCATGTAGTTGGCACGGCTGGCTGAGTAGCCTGACTGAGTTTTGCTAATGATGTCGCTGATGCGGCTGGCGGTTACCTTGCCCAATCGGGCGGCAAACCATTCGGGTGTGCGCTGATCCATTAGACTGCTCCCAATTTCTTTTTCATGGCATCCTTGGCCTTGATGATTGTGTTTTGCCAGGCTTCATCACCCTTACAGGCGGCGTAGCCTTCTTTAAAAGCCTTAATTAACGCTGGGGCATCAGCGGCTGCATTAATGGCGCTGAGATGGTCTGTCAGCCCGTCCACTGTCCTGATCTCTGTGCGGCGGCTGGCGCTGTTGCCATCATCATCCTCGGGTGCGATGCCGCAAGCTGCCATGAGGCTATAGCGCCTTGCGTATGTAAGTGCGCTGCCGTAGCCCTGTGGGTCTTGCTTGCTTGCTGGCACATGGAGAATGCCGCACTCCAGCGTTTCGCCAGATTCGTGGACAAAGACTGTTTCCACCATCACTCCGTTGTCGCAGTCGTAGCATTTCTGGATCAGGGCTATGCCAGCAGCGTTAAGGCTGCTCATAACAGCATCAACGCAAGCGGCAAGGTCTGCGTATTTGCTACGGAAGTGCGGGTTTGTGGCGCTTTTAAGAGCTGGGCCAAAAGCCTTTTGTGCCTGTACTAAGGCGGTTGCAATGTTTTTCATGGTTTCTTTCAAGTTAATTCACGTTGTAGGTGCTGCAATTCTTCCGTGGCAATCTGGAGATGGTGGCGCTGGTCTTCTATGACTTGGCACAGCTCATGTACGCTATGTCGTAAAAAGCCCACTTGGTAAGCGCACCGGACAAGCGGGTCAGCGCTGCACTTGCTGCCGGTTTCAGCGGCTTGGATGATCTGCTCGGCATTCATGCTGACCACCAGACAACAAGGGAAAGGGCAAGGCCAAAGCCAATGGCTGTGGCAAGCAAGAGGTCAAAGGCAAGGTTTTTCATCTGTCCTCCGCAATAGACTTTTCGATCTGCTGAATGATCGAGGGGTTGATGATGTCCATAAAGTCTTTGTGCGACCCGTCAACGTGAAGGGCGTAGACTGTGACAATGACCGGCCAGCCTGGGCTTAGGTCGGTTGCTGTCTCGGCAGGCTCTAGGTCGGCTAAGCCGGTGTAGCGAAACCCGTCAAGGATTTCGTCAAAGTGAATGTTCATACTTGCTCCTAAAAGACCCACCGAAGTAGTGGGATTGCTATGGATTGTATAGATAAATTAACAGATGTAAAGTCTTTTGCCACAAATCTTTTTATAGGTTTGGCAATTCCTATAGGCATCAGCTATTGCACATTGCTTAGAAATCTATACAATCAGCGGGATGAAATTAATCACTGAACAACAACAAGCGGCGTTGCACAACGCCATTGCCAAGGCTGGCAGCAAGGCAAAGCTGGCGCGGCTGCTAGGGGTGTCTAGAGCTGCTGTGACGCATTGGAAAAAGCTGCCCAATGGCAGGCTCTACCAGCTACAGGTTATGCAGCCGGAGTGGTTTAAATGAACCATTTCACGGCCACTCAGATTTTGGACAAAGCCCGTGAGGGTAAACGCTACCCTTTGCACATCATCAACCAAGCACTGGAGTTAACAGGTGACATTGATGAACCACATGCTGCAATGCGAGGCGAGGGAATGGATCAGGCGGCACAGGCAGAAGGCCAGAGAGTCGGGGGCAAACGCAGCCCATTTGTGGTGGCGCAAGGTGTCATACGACATAGCGCGGATTCGTGGGCAGTCGGCGTTTGATGCGCTGCGTGACGAAATGAACAGGCAACGTGGTCACATTTGAAGTGCCAGGCGATCCCCACGGCAAGGGACGGCCTAAATTTGCTCGGCGCGGCAACTTTGTGCAAACCTACACGGACAAAAAGACCACCAGTTACGAAGATTTGGTCAGGTTTCACGCCAACATTGCAATGGTTGATTTAGCCCCGTTGCAAGGCGCTGTGGCGGTTTATATCTACATCAAGCTGGCAGTGCCTAAGTCGTACTCCAAAAAGCGCACAGAAGCCTGTTTAAGCGGTCTGGAGCGCCCAACAAAGAAGCCTGATTGGGACAATGTGGCGAAATCTATCTGTGATGCCATGAACGGGATTGTTTACATGGATGACACGCAAATCGTGGATGCCCATGTGACCAAAGTTTACGCAGCTAATGCGGGTGTTGATGTTGGAATAAAGGAAATTTAATGAGCTATATCGTGGCATCACTGCCGCCTGTTAAGTGTTTTGTTAAGCGTGAGTTTTTGTACAACTTTGAAAAGGGGTTTGGTGAGTTAGAGCCAGCCATTTGGGTCAGCCTGAAAGCCTTGCGCGGCCAAGTGTTTCGCATTGAGTCGCTGCTGCCTGCTTACGGGGCGCTTTACGACAAGCTGCCTATCCATGCGTATGTGTGGCATGCAGACGCTGGCAACCTGCCTATTGACACACTCCAATTGTGGGACTGCATGGGCTACAAGTTCACAATTGTGGAAAAGATCGGGCTACGCAATCTTGGTGTTAAGTTCCTTGGCAAAGATAAGCTGTGGCACTTTGGCAAATACATGTTTACTGTAGACTTCTGCGCTGACGGGATGGAGATTGACACAGGGTTTACAGAACAAGCTGAAGAACACAAGTCTTGCAATTGGATTAAGTTGGACAACGGCCAATTTGCCTGCCAGCCCAACAACAGATGCCTGTGGTACGACCAAAGCCTGATCCCTGCTGAGACAAAGTTTCCAGACTTCCAAGCTGCTAAAAACTTGTGGACTGTAGACGGCACACGCAAGTGGTCAGCCGGTGATGATTGGTTCTACACGATTGAGGAAAAGACTTGATTCCCGAAGCCGCAGCACAGTCAATCAGGGATCGAGCACCACTCTACGGCGAGGCCAAAGCCCAGCGGGTCTACCTTGAGGAGTTTCGCAAGTCTAAAAAGGCCATGCTGATGAAGGACTCTTTAAAGTCTGGTGTAGAGGCTGCAAACGCACAGGAGCGTGAGGCTTATGCTGACCCTGAGTATGTCCAGCTCATCAAAGGTTTGGCGCTGGCTGTAGAAAAGGAAGAAACCCTCAAATGGGAGATTGAGGCAGCAAGGCTTGACATAGAAATCTGGCGCAGCCGCGAGGCCACCAACAGGACACAGGACGGGGCGCACAGGTGATAAAACACAAGTACATCAGAAGCAAGAAGCTGTTAAAGCTGGTGGCCGGTCTGGACTGCCAATCTTGCGGGTCTGGTGAGATGGTGCAAGCTGCCCACACCAATTGGGGCGGTCACAAGGGCAGGGGCATTAAGGCTGATGACAACTTGGTCGCTGCTTTGTGCCTCAGATGCCACTATGAGATCGACCAAGGATCAAAGTTAAGCAAAGAAGAAAGAATAGAGAAGTGGCAGAAAGCCCACAGCAAGACTGTTAATTGTTTGCGATCTGTTTGGCCTGTTGACATTCCTTTACCGGCTGATCTATAATTTGCTTGTCAAGTGCCGACACACAAGACAGACATGAGGCCATTTTCTCATGCGTTACCCTTTAGAGGGGACTGATGTGTCGGCATCAGAACGCAGTAGAAAGTGGCTTTTCTGCGTCCAGTGCCGATTGCTGATGACGAAACAATGCACCCATGTCGCGGTGGCTATCGAGGAAAGCGATGCGCCTACTGACAAGCCAGCGCGTGAACTTGCTAGGGGTATCACAGGAACAGAGCAAACGTGGTGATGTGACGGCTAGCCCAACGATATGAGGGCGCTCTGGAAATCTAACCTAGACCTTATGGGTGCAGTAGTCTGAATAAGATGGCTGAAGTCGGGGATATCATCCGCTTGGCTTGTCCTATGGGAAATGCTAAAATAAAACAAGGAGAATTCATCATGGCTGCTCAAGATAAAGATGTTGCTGACTTCATTTCCACCTTGCTGCACAGTGGGACAGTCACACATTTCATGCACTTATCCACAGACTCCTTTGCTGTTCACATGGCTTTAGGTGGCTATTACACAGAAATCATTGAGCTGGTGGACAACTTTGCAGAGGCTTACTCTGGTGCGTACCAGAAGATCAAGACCTTCCCTGAGAACTTCCACAACGCCAAAGACCCTGTGCGCTACCTTGAGAGCATTTGCGACTATGTAGAGAAAAACAGAAAAGCAATGCCAGATGACAGCCAGCTACAAAACATCATTGATGAGATCGCTGCCCTGATCGACTCGACACTGTACAAGTTAACACTGAAATGATCCGCATCTTTGCAGGCTACGACCCCAGGGAGGCTGTTGGCTTTCATGTTTTCTGTCAAAGCCTGATTGAGCGAACCAAAGAGCCAGTAGCAATCACGCCTTTCTACGGCAAACAGCGGGACGGCACAAACGCCTTTATCTATCAAAGATTTCTAGTTCCGTATTTCACAGGGTTCAAGGGCAAGGCAATCTTTATGGATGCCTCAGACATGCTGATGCTGGGCGACATAGATGAGCTGAACAAGCTGTTTGACCCCACAAAAGCCGTACAGGTCGTTAAGCACGACTACAAGACCAAGCACCCCAAAAAGTACATTAACACGCCTATGGAGGCCAAGAACGATGACTACCCAAGGAAGAACTGGTCAAGCCTGATCCTGTGGAATTGTGAGCATCCTCGGAACAATGTGTTAACCCCAGACTTTGTGGACGATCACAGTGGCAGTGACTTGCATCGGTTTACCTGGCTACCTGACTCCCTGATTGGTGAGCTGCCTAAACAGTGGAATGTGCTGGTGGGTGAGCAAGACAACCCCAACGCCAAGATAGCGCATTACACTTTGGGCATACCGGAGTTTTTCCACTACAAGGACTGCGACCACAGCAAGCCTTGGCACAGCACTAGAAGCAGAATGCTAAACGGCCTCATCAACATGAAAGAGCAAGATGGCGACTGAGCAAGAACTTGCCCAAGCGTTAGGCCCAGCGTTTGGCATCTATCCCAAGGCTTTTAGGGGCAATACCGGCAACCCGCAAGACGCTGCGAATTTGCCCGTAGATGTGATGCGAGGGCGCACTGCTGGCTTGCTAGGCTTGCCATCAGATTTACTTAACATGTTCCAAAGCCCAAAGCCAATGGAAGTGTTTGGGGATGTGCAATACGAGCCAAAAATCAAAGTGCCGTATGACACGGAGCATTTCCTTAAAACGCTGCCGCTAGCGCCGACATCAAGGGCTGGGCAAGTGGCGGGTCAGGCTGCATCGTTTGTGCCGTTAAACCTAGCGCCATTGGTCAGGGCAGGGGTTGCGGGGGCTAAAGCACTTGCGCCTACGGCTGCGCGGATGACCGAAGGCTATTTGCAGCGGCAGAGTCTAATGCCTGGCGTAATGCCAGAACAGCCGTCCCTGCTGGGCAACATAACAACCAAGCCAAAAGCGGAAGTGTCGCCATTGGGCTTTTACAGCGCAGTAGAACAGCAAGCCCTTAACATTCCCCGTAAACAGGGCAGCGGCGAGTCATTCCTAAACGATCTGGCAAAAGGCCAAGATGTTAAAAAGTACGAAATGGAGACTATGGGGCTTGATGAGTTTTTGAGGGGCAAGCCCAATGTAACCCGTCAGGAAGTGCAAGACTACATTGCTGGCAATCGCATCAACGTGCAAGAAAAGCAACTTGGCGGCGCTATTACGGAAGACCCATTAGGCATAGCCCAACGCAAGGCGGTGTTTGACAAGTACGAGCCACAAATACAGGCGTTATACAAAGACATAGATTCTTTTGGAACACCACGAGAAGTTTCGCAAAGAGCAGACAATCAGTTAAGAGCTTTGCAAGAAATGCGCGATGCTGAGGCCAATGCTATTTATACAGTTCCAGAGCCAACCCCAACAAAATACGAAAAATATCAATTGCCAGGCGGTGAAAATTATCGTGAAATTTTGTTAACTACGCCTGTTAAAGGAAAAGCCGAATTAGATGTTGCTCAAATAGCGGCGGGGGATTTAAGGCGGCAAACTGCTGATCTGATGGAACAATGGAAAGCCGCAAGTGAGCTTAACCCTGGCGATCCAGCCGTAGTGGGGCTGTATCAAAAAGTTTCAGAGTCAAGAAAGTTAAGAGATCAGGCAGAAGCTACGGCGCAAGAGCTAAAAAACCAAATTGGGTTAAAAACTTACAGGTCTTCTCATTTTGACGAGCCAAACATCTTGGCGCACATGCGGGTCAATGATCGCATAGACGCTGACGGCAAAAAGATGCTGCTGATTGAGGAGGTGCAGTCAGATTGGCATCAGGCTGGGCGGGAAAAAGGGTATTTGACAAAAAATACCAGAACACCAGAACTGATTGAAAATGAATTGCTTACTGTTGTTCAAAGCAGGGCTAAATTATTGGAAGAAGCTGCTGCCCTGCCAGATTCAGAAATGGTTAAATTTAAGGCAATAAATGCAGAAATCAAACGCCTTAATGAAGAAGCAAAAAGATTAGATGATGAGTTTTATTCCGTTGTAGAACAAGACAAGGGTGTCCCAGACGCACCCTTTAAAGACACATGGCATCAACTGGCGCTAAAACGGGCGCTAAAAGAGGCGGTAGACAAGGGCTATGACAGAATTGGCCTTACTACGGGCAAGCAGCAAGTTGATCGCTTTTCTGACCAATTGCGCCAAAATGTTGACCAAATTGATTTTTCGGCTGGTTATCCTAACCAAGGCACAACCACAATTACTGCAACCAAAAACGGGCAGCCTACATTTGAGGGCAATGTTGTAGATGGTAAATTTGTTGATGGCGCAGCCAAAGGCAAAAGCATAGATGAGGTTTTAGGCAAATCTATTGCTCAAAAAATTCTAAGCCATGACCAAGCTCAAGGAATGGGGACAATTAAGGGCAATGATTTGACCATTGGCGGCGAAGGTATGAAAAAATACTACGATGAAATTTACCCTGCTTTCCTCAACAAACAAGGCAAGAAATACGGCGCACAGGTAGGAGAGACACAAGTTCCTACTGATCGAAGCACCATAGACGGGATGCCATCAATGTACCAAAACAAAGAAACAGTGCGTTACCTTGACATCACGCCAGAGATGCGTAAAGCCATACAGGAAGGCCAGCCAATTGCTTCTATCCAAAATGAATTAGCAAAGGCTTTGGCATGACTTCCGAATCTAAAGTAATTAAAAATAGACCCAAATACGGCGGTAGGGCGGCGGGTGTTCCAAACAAGGTCACAGCACAGGCTAGGGAGGCCATAGCGCTGTTTGTTGACGATAACGCACCTAGACTAGCCCAATGGCTTGATGCAGTCGCTAACGGCGATCCAGCCCATGATGTTAAGCCAAACCCAGCCAAGGCATTTGAGCTGTTTCAGTCTGTGATTGAGTACCATGTCCCTAAGCTGGCAAGGACAGAGCACACTGGCGCAGATGACGGCCCAATTGAAATGGTGGTTACATGGGCAAACGGGAAGTAGTCCTTCCTTACAGCCCACGGGACGCATTCATGCCGTTCCACCATAGAACGGAGCGATGGGCCTGTTTAGTGGCTCACCGAAGGGCTGGCAAGACAGTCGCAGCCATCAACGACATTATCAAACGGGCAATCACTGAAGGCAACAGGATGGCGCAATACGCCTACATTGCCCCGTTTCGTAGCCAAGCCAAGCGGGTGGCATGGGACTACCTCAAGCATTACGCAGCCCCGATTACCAAAAACACCAACGAAGCTGACTTGCTGGTCGAGCTGGTTAATGGCTCAAAGATCATGCTGTTTGGCTCAGACAACGCAGATGCCATGCGGGGATTGGGCTTTAACGGGGTCTATCTTGACGAATACGGCGACTTTAAGCCTAGCGTCTGGGGCAATGTCATACGGCCAACGCTATCAGACCGGCTGGGCTGGGCGGTGTTTGGCGGCACTCCCAAGGGCAAAAACCAGTTTCACGACATTTACAGGGTCAGCCAAGCAACGCCAGGCTGGTTTCTGACTCGGCTACCAGCCTCAATATCCAAGCTGCTGCCTGACTCTGAGCTTAAAGACGCACGGGATCAGCTAAGCCAAGACCAATACGACCAAGAATACGAATGCAGCTTTGATGCCGCCATCCTCGGGGCTTACTACGGCCAAGAGATGCGGCTTGCTGATGAACAGGGGCGTATTAGGGATTTACCCTTTGATCCTGAAAGCCCTGTGTTTACGGCTTGGGACTTGGGCTATCGGGATGACACGGCGGTTTGGTTTTACCAAGTGGTCAGGGGCGAGATCAGGGTCATGGACTATTACGCAGTCTCAGGCGCAAGCATTGAGGAAATTGCTCAGGTGGTCATTGACAAGGGCTACCGCTACACCAAGCACTATTTGCCACATGACGCTAGAGCCAAAACGCTGGCATCAGGTGGAAAGTCGATTGTTGAGCAATTGGCAGCGCACTTGGGCGGCATGGCAAAGCTGGCAATCGTGCCTGACATTGGCATTCAGGACGGCATTCAGGCGGTGCGGATGATCTTGCCCAACTGCTATTTTGACCCTAGCTGCGATGAGGGGCTGGAGGCACTTAGACAGTACCAAAGGGAATATGATGAGGACAAGAAGACTTTTAGGCAAAATCCTCGCCATGACTGGTGCTCACATCCAGCAGATGCGTTTAGAATGTTAGCAGTGGCCTACCGGCAAGAGAACAAAGACCAAGCGCCACCTAAAGGCAAAACCCTGCAAACCATTACTCTCGATGAGATGTGGGACTTTGAGACTACTCACAAACAGGAGCGAATATGAGCCAGCCAGTAGCAGAATGCGGTGCATACAAAAACATCACCGAAACAGGCGCAGTGACCACAGGCCCATGCCAGCTCATTGGGTTTTATGTCAATAGCACCAGCTCAGGCACTTTGGTGCTTAAAGATGGTGGATCAGGCGGCACAGCTATGGCGGGGACAATCACGCCAGCCGTTGGCTTTCACCGATTCCCTGCCACTGTTGGCACAAGCCTACACGCAACAATTGCAGGGTCTGCGCTTAACGTGACGTTCTTCTTTGCCGCTGGCTTCTGATGGCTTACGAAGACACAGGCGCTTACGAGGGCGATGACCCTGGCCCGTATTGGCACGACCAGATAGCAAACGCTGAAAAGGTCTTTGACAAGTGGGACAGGCGAGGCCATAAGATCATCAAGCGCTACCGCGATGAGCGCGATGCGGTAGAGATGCCTCGGATGAAGTTCAACATCCTGTGGTCAAACATTCAAGTGCTGATGCCTGCCCTGTACGGACGGCAAGCCAAGCCTGAAGTATCACGCAGATACATGGATCAAGACCCTGTAGGGCGCTTGGCCTCCACCATGCTGGAGCGCGTGATCGAGTATGAAACAACCCAATTTAACGATTTTGACAGCGCAATGGTCAACGCTGTGCAAGACCGGCTGTTGCCTGGTCGAGGCACAGTCTGGATTCGTTACGAGCCTGTAATCGTAGGTGAGCCAGCGCCCGAAGTCGAAGTCGAGCTTGGGGAAGCTGAAGAACCGCAAGTTTCTGACGTGCAAGAGTCGGGCGAGTCGATTGACGCTGCCCACAGCCCTGTAGATTATGTTTATTGGAGCGACTTTCTGCACAGCCCAGCTCGGACATGGGATGAAGTTTGGTGGGTAGCCCGTGCCGTCTACATGACCCGCGATGAGGGTGTGGAGCGCTTTGGCGATGTGTTTAAGAATGTCGGCCTGACTGACCAAAACACTGATGACGATGGCAAGAACCAGCAGACAGTTAAGACCACCTTTGAAAAGAAGGCCAAGGTCTTTGAAATCTGGAACAAGCGCACTTTTAAGGTGTGCTGGGTTGCCAAGGGTTATCCCTTGTCCCTTGATGAGCGTGATGATCCACTAGAGCTGGAAGGCTTCTTCCCTTGTCCTAAGCCGCTGATTGCTACGACAACCACGGGGACGATGATTCCTGTTCCTGACTACTGCGAATATGAAGACCAAGCGCAAGAGCTGGACAACCTGACACAGCGCATTTACATGCTGACCAAAGCCTGCAAGGTGGTTGGTGTGTTTAATGCTGAGTTTAAGGAGCTAGGTCGCCTGTTCACAGAGGGCATCGACAATAAGATGTTCCCTGTGACAAGCTGGGCAGCGATGAGCGAGAAGGGTGGGCTAAAGGGTGCTATCGACATGATGGACACCTCGCAGATCATCATCACGCTGCGCGAGTTGTATGCGGCGCGGGAGCAAGTTAAGCAGTCTATCTACGAAATCATGGGCATTTCGGATATTTTGCGCGGCGCATCCAAGGCGCAAGAAACTCTGGGCGCACAGCAGCTCAAGGCTAACTTTGGCTCACTGCGACTCAGAAGCAGCCAGGGTGAAGTGGCTAGGTTTGCCACAGACATCTTTAAGCTCAAAGCGCAAGTTATCTGTAAGTTTTACCCTCCTGAGCTGATTGTCGAGATGTCGGGCGTGATGAATACGCCAGATGGTCAAGACCCGCAAATGCTGCAAGCTGCGATCCAGATGCTGTCAAACAGCACGATCCGCGACTTCCACATTGCAGTCGAGGCTGACAGCTTGGCTCAGATTGACGAGCAAGCAGAGAAACAGGGCGCACAAGAGGCTGTTCAGGCCATTGGGCTGTTCTTGCGTGAGGCCATGCCAATGGTAGGCTCTGCGCCTGAAACGCTGCCTATGGCCTCAGAAATGCTGCTGTTCCTAGTGCGCCGGTTCAAGGCTGGCAGGGGGCTGGAATCGGCTGTTGAACGGGCGATGAAGGCGCTGCAAGACAAGGCAGACCAAGCTGCCCAGCAGCCACCAGCGCCCGATCCAGAGCAGATGAAAATGCAAGCCTTGGGTCAGTCTGAGCAAATGAAGACGCAAGCGCAAGTGCAAACAGAGCAGATGAAAATGCAAGCAGAAATGCAGATGGCGCAAGCCCGTGCTGAGTTTGACATGCAAATGCAGCAAGCCAAGACGCAGGCAGACATGCAAATAGCGCAGATGAGGGCTGAGTTTGAGACTGTTAAGCAACAAAACGAAATGCAAATTAAGGCCAGAGAGATGGCCGGTAAGGAAGAATATGAGCGATGGAAAGCAGAGCTGGATGCAGCGACTAAAGTCTTGGTGGCTCAAATTGGTGCAAAAGCTGGCCTCGATCAAGCTGCGATGAGCGCACAAATGGCTGCGTCTGAGGAGATTGACGCAACGCTTGGCGATGGCATGACTGAGGCAATAGGCCGGTTAACAGACATGCACAGCCAAACGCTTGGGCAGCTCACGGGCGTGATGCAGGCAATTAGCGCCCCAAAGCGCATCATTCGTGGGCCTGATGGTCGGGCGGCGGGTGTTGAGATTGTCACATGAGCTTAGTTTTAGCCGATAGGGTTCAGGAAACCACAACCACCACAGGTTCTGGGACGCTGACGCTAAACGGCGCTGTAACAGGCTTCCAAGCCTTTTCTGCGCTGGGCAACGGGAACACCACTTATTACACAATCCAAGGCGAAACGCAGTGGGAAGTGGGGCTAGGGACGTATTCGGCTAACACGCTGACCCGCGATACAGTCATCAGCTCATCAACTGGCGGGGCAAAGCTGAGCCTGGCCGCTGGCACAAAGCAAGTCTTTGTAACGCTGCCTTCTGAGAAGACAATAACGTCAATTGCCTCTGCTGATGCAAGCATCATCGTTACAGCGGTTGGATCACTTATTGATCTTTCGGTATCGCAAACGTCACCAGCCTCTGTGGTGGTTGAGAGAGTGCGAAATCGCACTGGTGCGACCTTAACAAAAGGCACGGCGGTCTATATTTCTGGTGCTACGGGACAGCTTCCAACTGTTTCCAAGGCGCTGGCTACAAGCGATGCCACATCAGCGCAGACTTTGGGATTGATAACCACTGATTTGGCAAACAATTCAAATGGCTATGTAACCATCATTGGCTTGGTTGATGATCTTGACACATCGGCCTATACAGATGGGGCGCAGCTTTATCTCAGCCCAACGACAGCGGGAACTTTGACGGCTACCAAGCCTTACGCACCACAGCATTTGGTGTATGTGGCTGTTGTTGCCCATGCTCACCCCGTTCATGGCAAGCTAATTGTTAAGGTGCAAAACGGCTACGAGATGGATGAGCTGCACAATGTGTCGGCACAAAACCCAGCAAACGGCAGTGTTTTAATCTACAACACAAGCACAAGTTTGTGGGAAAAACAGGCGCAATCCGCTTTGACAGCGGGTAATGTGTCTGGGATCGTAGCCGTGGCAAATGGCGGCACAAATGCGGCAACGGCAACGGATGCAAGAACAAATTTAGTTGCAGCCAAAAGCGGCGCAAACACTGACATTACTTCAGTGGGATTGACAACCGGCACGATCTCCACTGCACCAAGCGCAGCCACAGACATTGTGAACAAGAACTATGCGGACGGCCTGACTGCTAAGTGGGGCGCTTAAATGTTTGGCTACGCTGCCTTTGCACAGCTACCATTTGCCACCATTGGCACAACAGTTATACCGCCACCACCACCGGCAGAAGTCTTTTTAGGTGGTCACTTTGGCTTTGATGAGCGTGACAAGGGCTGGGAACAGGACAGAAAACTAGAATCTAAGCGCAGGGAGAGAATCAAAACCGCCTTATTTGGCCTGCCACCCGATCAGCGGGAGAAAATCACCAGCTCACCCGTTCAGACCATTGAGATTGCGGCGCAAACTGTAATAACTTATGATGCGCTGATGTTGCAGATTCAGGAGCTGACAAAGCGCATTGAGTTTGAGCAAGATGACGAAGACTTTGAAACACTTTTGGAATTTCTATGAAACGAACTTGGGTCTACCCCGTTGACGGCAGCGAACCTTACGAAGCAACGCCTGGCGCATACAGAGGCGAGACAATTACCACTGTAATGGGCGACATTGAGCCGTTTCGGTCACCGGATGGGGTCATGATTACAGGGCGCAAGCAGTGGCGGGAACATTTAAAAGCCACAGACAGCATTGAAATGGGCCATTCTGATGTAAAGTATGCTCAACAAGAGTGGAACAGGAAAAAGGAAGTTCAGCGGGAACGGCTAAAGGGTCAGGTCGCCACAGTGCAAGAGTTTGACCGGCCAGGCTCACCGATTGCCCCAATGCGAATGAGCAATCTGAATGTGGAGATGGCAAACCGCCTGCATAACAGGCCAATGCCAGAGCGCAAAGAGATGATTAAAATGACTTTGGAACAAATGAAAAGGATGAAGTGATGGATCAAGAAGTTGTCGCACCCGACACACCAGAAGCCCCAACACCAGAAGCGCCAGCGGCAGAAGTCAAGGCTGAACCCAGCCGTGCCGATACGATCCGCGAGGCAATGAAGCAGGCTGATGACAAGCCACCACGATTAGCCCGTGCGCCTAAAGAGGCAAAAGAAGCCAAAGCACCGGCCACAGACCCCAAATTTCCCACTGAGAAAACCGAAGCTCCGAAGATGGCAGAAATGCCAAAGTCGTTGCGGCGCGAGTTAAAAGAGCATTGGGAGAAAGCCCCAAGCGAGCTACAGCAAGCCATTGCCCAGCGTGATGCTGACTACGAAAAGGGCATTGCCAGCTACAAAACCCGTGATGCAGAGGCAAGGCAGATCACAGAGCAATTTGCACCCTACGAGTGGATTTTGCGGAACGAGAACACCACCCCAGCGGCAGCAATTGGCCCACTGTTGCAGACGGCAGCGCTGCTACGGACAGGAACGCCACAGCAAAAGAGCCAAGCTGTTGCCCAGATGATTCAGCAGTTTCAGATTCCGCTAGATCAGGTGGCCTCATATTTCAATGGCGAGACTCCACAGCCAGAAAATACTCATTACAATCAATTAGCGCAGCAAGTACAGCAGCTCACGCAGCACATCACGCAGAGCCAGTACGAAGCGCAGAAACAGAATGAAAATCGAGCACTCTCGGTTATCCAGCAGTTTGCAGGCGACCCTGCGAACATGCATTTTGAGGCAGTCTCTGACCGCATGTTGCAGCTTCTCCAAGCTCCACAGGTGTTAGGTGACACAAGTCAGATGTCAGAACGCGAGAAATTGCAACTGGCTTATGACACGGCAGTGCGGCTTGACCCAGCTATCGCGCAGCAGTTTTATGCTCAACAGCAACAAAACACGCAGGCAGCTAACCAAGTGCAAAGAGCAAAAACAGCGGCGGTACAGGTACGAGGAGCACCAGGCTCTAGCATCAGTGGCGCTATTAATCAGACAGACCGGCGAGCCGTTATAGCCAACGCGCTACGGCAAATCGGATAATTAGGAGTAAATTTATGGCATACGCCAACGCAAATTACTCAGACGTATTGGCAACGACCATTGAAAGTCGTTCCGGCATTGTTGCGGATAACGTGACAAAGAACAATGCCTTGCTGACCCGTCTGCGCGAGAAGGGCAAAATGAAGCCTTTCTCTGGTGGTTCGACCATTCTGCAAGAATTGTCATTCCAAGCCAACAGCACAGCCATGTATTATTCTGGCGCTGAAACACTGAACATTTCCCCAGCGGATGTGATTAGTGCTGCTCAGTTCCCGATTAAGCAGGCAGCAGTGGCAGTTACGATCAATGGTTTGGAAATGCTCCAAAACAGCGGCGAAGAACAGATCATCGACTTGTTTGATGCCCGTTTGGACGTTGCTGAAGCATCTATCGAAAACTTGATCTCCACTGGTATTTACTCGGATGGTACGGCCAACAACGGCAAGCAGATCACTGGTCTGCAAGCTATGGTGGTTGCATCTCCGTCTACTGGTGTGGTCGGCGGTATTGATCGCGCTACATGGTCTTTCTGGCGCAACCAGACTTTCGACTTTACTACTGATCTTGGTGCTTCTGCATCTAGCTCAAACATTCAGTCGGGTTTTAACCGCCTGTATGCGAAGACAAGTCGCGGCTCTGACGTTGTTGACCTGATCCTGTTGGATAACAACCTGTGGGGCTTCTTCATGTCCTCACTGCAAAACATTCAGCGTTTTCCTGGCTCTAGCAAGATGGCCGAACTCGGCTTTGTTGCATCCAAGTACATGAATGCCGATGTGGTTCTGGACGGCGGTATCGGTGGAAATATTCCTACCGGCACAGGCTACTTCCTGAACACCAAGTACATTTTCTTCCGGCCTCACGCAAACCGCAATTTCGTCCCAATCGGCGATGAGCGCATGAGCACCAATCAGGACGCAATTGTGCGCTTGATCGGTTGGGCTGGCAATATGACTGCTTCTGGACTCCAGTTCCAGGGCATCATGACTGAATAAGGAGCAAATATCATGTCTTCAGATTACGTCACAGACGGCAAAATCGGCATTGATTTGACGGCTACTTATGCGTCTACCTCTGCTGGCTCTACTTCCCTTTTTCCTGTCACGCCAGGTTCACGGGTCAATACGAGCAATAACGGCGTTTACATCTTTGTCCGCGCCGAAAGCACAATTGCTGCTTTTGATGCTGTCATCATGTCTTCATTTGCAGATTCGGCAAGCACCACACCCGTGATGCGAGCTGTTCCTGTAACCACTACCAACGCTGCTGCGCTGGGTTTCAACATGGTCGGCTTTGCACAAACCGCAATCGCATCTAGCTACTACGGCTGGGTCGGTCTGAATGGTCTGTTGCAAGTTAACCTGTTGGTTGGTTGCAATCCTAAAGTGCCGTTGTATACAACTGCAACAGCGGGTTCGCTGGACGATACAACTGTGTCGGCTGGCTTTATTCAAGGTATTGTGGCTAACACATCGGCCACCAGCGCAAGCGCACCATATTGCATGGTGAACAACGCTGGCCTGATGCCATCTAACCCTGTGTAAAAAATTGGCCTCTCCCTTAAAAAAGGAGGGGTCTTTTTAATGAGTTTTTTACCCCTAAAAATCACTGGTCAGTGTGTCTCAGATGACGAGACACTTTTTGGACACATGGATGCCGCAATTGCTCGGGGCTACCCACAAGTCACACAAGCGCTAGACCCTAAAGAGGGAAAAGTCGTTTTGGTGGCAAGTGCGCCAAGTGTCAGGGGGCAGATAGAGCTTATTAAAAAGATGCAAGCAGACGGGTTGCCGATTGTTGCAATCAAAGGGGCGCACGATTGGCTGATAGATAACGGCGTGATTCCCGATTACGCTTTAGCCATTGACCCGCAAGAGCACCGGATAGCGTTTTACAAGCCAAACAAGGCTGTTCACTACATGATTGCCAGCCAGTGCCACCAAGCGCTGTTTGACAATTTGGTCGGCCACAAAGTCACGCTTTGGCATCCGTACATCAAAAAAGGCCAAGACCGGCCAAAAAACTGCATGCTTATCGGCGGCGGCACAACTTCTGGTCTGAGGGCAATTTCCCTGTTTTATGTGCTTGGCTGGCGCAACTTTGAGCTGTTTGGCTTTGATTCGTGCAATGACGGCGCTGAACTACGGGTCAACGGCGATGGCCTCAAAGACGGCGACAAGTTGATTGAAGTCAGGATTGAGCCACAGGGCGAGCCGTTTTACTGCAATGCTGCGATGGCGCTGCAAGCTGAACACTTTCAGACTTACTACGACTATTTGCCAGATGCCACCTTTACAGGGCATGGGCATGGGCTGATTCAGGCCATCATCAAGAAGCGCAGCCAGAATGTCTTTGAGCTGGCGGGGCTGATTGACAAGCGCAAAGAGCTAAACACACGCACATCGTTCATTCATTGGGGCGACAACAAATCGGCAAGCTGGCGCTATCGTGCCAAGATACCGGCAGGGGATTGGGCCAGCCTTAACGACC